ATCTTCTCTACCAAGTTCTTAGTAATATTCAGTTTAGTTTCTTTGCTGCCAGTCATCAATCTGTTCTTGAGTAGGTACAATGATTCGGAAGGCAAGACCCTCTTCCTCAAACTCTTCATTCATTTTTTCATATGTTTCTGGTGTGATCTTCTCAGTCACGTTGCCTCCAGTCATCAGGTTTATCTCTTTGGAACCAGTCTACAATTTCATCTGCGCCATCAAACCCCGTTTTATGATTGGATGGGTCGGGGTCACCTAATCCCATCCTATTCATAAAATCATCCATACTACCTTCTTCAATATTTTGAGCAGCTTGACGACGTGCTTTTTGTAACCAGTCTCTTGCGAGAGTATGTGCTTTGGCAAGTTTTTCTGCCCAAATCATGTCCTCTAGTGGGACTTCTTCTTTGTTTGCAATGCAACGACAAATGGACTCTAAGCGAAGTCTATATTGGGTAGAAAGCATAAGTTACTCTCGGATTCTAAGTTCTAAATCTTCTAATTTGAGATACTCTTTATGCGCCGTTTCTTGGCGGTCACCAATAATATTGACGATATCTTTTACAATGACATCGTTCTCAACATAATCATCGATATACTTATCGATGGCTTCTTTTAAGTATCTATACCTGTGCCATTCTGGCGAGTATGGTTTATACATGATTAGAAATTATATGTTGAGATCATAGTACTATTTAAGACTACTGTCAAGCATCAAGTTTCTTAATGTGACTTAAGTTTGAACGCTCGCTCTTTTTCATCTTCTTATATTTTTTAATTAGACGATCTACTTCTCTATTTGAGATGTTGACTTTGAGTTCTTTATCATCTTCAGACTCCACAAATCCAAGACCAGTATTTTCCATACGGAATACTTGGTTTTCGGTTTCATCAACGTAGTCATTGATGGTATCTTGAATTTCTGCACGAATGAGAGCATTAATTTGCTCTCTCAACTCATCGTCTTTCATTTCCTTCTTTTCTCCTTAACTTCAATTCCCCAAAGTTTGGGATTGACTCTACCCTCCGATTGGGTAATGTTGATAAGATCTTTTTTATATTTGTCGTAGTAGTGATCAAATATTTCTACTTGTTTAGATGACATTACAAGATCAAACTTTGTGAGGTCTCCCTCAATATATTCTATCAAAAATGCATTATTTGGTAGAGTTCTATCTTGAGCGATAGAGGCATCACAATCACTTTGAATAACTTTCATCAGGAACGATCACCCCATTGGATATCAGGATATGCTTCCTTAACTACGTCAAGGTTAATGTTATATTGAGTTTGTAGTTGCTTGTCTTTTGTCAGGCAAATGATTTCTGCTTCTTTGGGATGAAGTCCTTCAAGAAGCTGAATGAACATAGTTTCTCTGCGAAGAGAAGAGAGACTATCGTTACCACCTCTGATGAAATGGTACAGGTTCTTGTACTCTCTACGAAGAGAGGTGTGATCAGTTCCAACAGGAACTTCATTCTCTTTATAAGGAACAGGACCCTCAGGAATTGCAGAAATTATAGATGAATCAAAGTTCCAAATAAAGATTGCTTTAATAGAAGGGTCTTCATACTGCTTCAAGATTTCAATCTTCTTTGCCTTAGAACGTTGCTTTGCTGCAAGTTCAAGAACTTCATGAACAAAAGGGTTGATAGGTAGTTGTACCTTTTTTTGAGGTGCTTTCTTCCTAGTTGTCATCTTCTTCGTCGTCGTAGTCATAATCGTTTTCAAATCTCACTGCTAAAATTTCGTCTGGAAGAACATTTCCGTTTTCGTCAAACATCTCTGGGTGCGTATACGCAATGTTTGTACTGTAAAAATGTTCTTTTGCCAACCATCCTACCACACCTCCAACAAAAAAGAACATTATTGAAACAAGTGTGCTGATGGTAAGAGTTACTGCTAACATCTTTCTTCTCTCCAGAGACTATTTTTTCCTGATGTCCAGATAAAAATTCAGGTGTAAAACAATCTCTCTGCGGAAGAAGGAGACCATTTTACCAAACTTTATCTGAAAAGTTTTCGGCGGTTCTGGTTTTTTCCTCCTTTTACGAAGTAGTAATTCAATGCCCCGATTGATCTCGGTTCTTGACTTATTTAGTTTGTTTTCTTTTTCTTCCTGGTCGTTTGTCATTGCTGTATCTCCCAGCATCTTCTAGGATGCCATTCAAGTAATTTTTAATTTTTCTTGCTTGAGGTTTTGGAATGTGACCATAACCTTCGCGAAGTTGTTTGTGCATATCGTCACTACCACCTTCAAGATATTCTTCAAGGTCGGTAATTAGATTACTAATTTCTACAGCAGTTGAACTCTCGATGAACTGATTAATTTCATCTCTCTTTGTCTTACGAATTTTTAGATAATCATAAAACTTGAGAACAAACTTACCCTCAAATGCGTAGTCAATGGCTTGTTCTACGTCAAAATTAAGTTCGTGAAAGGTGTTTTCCATTAGACCAGCTTTTGTTCTCTCAGATACTTAACAGTTTCGGTGCATCCACCAATAGATTTATCATCTAAAAGAACTTGTGGGAAAGTAGAACCCCCACCAAACTTTTCATAAAACTCAGTCTTATCAAAGTCAGTACCAAGTTTATACACAACGTGCTGCAACTCTGCTAACTGTAATACTTTCTGAACTTTTACACAATATGGACAACCATCTTTTGAATAAACTGTAAATGCCATAATGAAATCTTTTAAAACTTATTTAGGAGGTGGTTGTTGTAGAGAAATAGTTTGTCCGTTAATTTCAATATAATCAACCTCTTTCCAACTTCCACCAACACCTCCATCCATATTAACTACAATATCTTTTGTTGGAAGTTGTTTATTAGAGACATCAATAATATCTCCAGGAAGAGGAGTGAACTGATAATAGTGTCCATCCCATCGTGCATTTCTCATGCCAATGAGATTGACTGCATCTCTTTCGATACCGCAGTCAGCAATCTTCTCACCTCTCGGATTGAATACCGAATATAACCCTCTCATTTTTCGATAAGCGGATGAGCAGGTTTGAATTCACCTTCGGGGAAAGGTTGTGATTTAGTTAAGTCACGACGAGATTGATTCTTAATAATGATGAATGCATCTTTGTTGTATTTGCGAGTACCAATTGGTGACTGCCACTTCTTGTTGTACTCCTCACCAACATCAATACCAGAAACTGAAGTTCCACCAATTTCTACATCAACTTCATCATAACAATCCCATCCAAGTTGTGCAATGACATCATAGAGTTGTTCTACGACACCTTGATTGCAAACTGCAATTGCCTTTCTTCTTGAGATAACTTCATCTTCCATAACATTTTCCTCAGGGTCTAGTGAACCGTGCATAAAAAAAGGAGGGTCATATGACCCTCCTACTATAACATACATTTAAACACATATCAACCATCAGGAGGGCTCCTTAGAACCTCTCGACAAATCTTTTTACATGTTGCTTGACTATCGTCACATTCTATCAAACAATCATAGTAATCGTTGATAACGTCTGATTCCTCCAATGTTCTGTCTAGGGTTTGGTTTAGTCTTTGAAATGATTGTTTCCAACCAGCAAGTTGATTATGCGAAAGTATATTATGCATAGTGTATCCTCCACTTTATTTAATTCATATTAAAATTTAAGAGGGGGATTTCATGTCATAGGTTTTTTTCCTAATGCTATTATATCTAGTAAAGTTTTGGTATCTTCATATACATTTTTAACTTTTTTACATAAAGACAAAAAAAGAGAGGTATTGTAACCTCTCTCGTTAAGTTATATAAAAAATCAGAGAGCGTTTCCACGAGGAAGAACTTCTTCAGGGAACACAAAGTTCTCATGAGGTTGGTCAACTGGTGCCATCCAGGCACGCAGACCTTCATTCAGAAGGATGTTCTTGGTGTAGAAGGTCTCGAATTCGGGATCTTCTGCAGCGCGGATTTCCTGACTTACGAAATCATAAGCCCTAAGATTAAGAGCAAGACCAATAATGCCGATGCTAGATGTCCAAAGACCCATAACAGGAACAAACAGCATAAAG